CTATTTATTGGGCTGTTTATCGGGTGGGTCGAGACGTGAATTGCGTACCGCATCGTAAGCCCTTTCACAGGTCATGGCAATACGGCCTCGCCTGTCAGCTTCCTCCGCCAGTTCTCCCGCTGTTGCGTCAATTTCTTGGTACAGGTTGGCAAGCAGATCGGCGGAGACTGGCCTAACCTTCCCGCTGCTGGCAGCTCCGGTATCGCCGCCACGTCGCTGCTGTAGTTGGGTGATGGCTTCGACGATGCCGAGTTGCAGCCTGTCAGCAGAACGCTGAGCAGAAATACGATCGGCATTAGCTTTGCGATTCTCTTCATCGGCTTCTCTCTGTAATTTATCAATGGCAGCCTGGCGGGCCAGCTCAGTGCGTCGCTGCTCCTGACTGAAAACCAGCCGTGATTCAGCATCTGCCTTGTCGCGTTTATCCCATTTATCCTGCCAGGCATGATTCGCATTAGACTGACCCGACGAATAGCCGAGGTGATGGACCAGCCATAACCCCCCTGCCACAAGCAATAAGGCCGCCAGGGGTTTCCAGTAGGCTCTGATGAAGGCGGATATCATGCGGCCGCCTTGCCGGTCGCTATCGCATCGAAAGCAGTTGCCCCGCCATATAGAGCAGCTTCAGCAGCCCGGCGACGGATCAGCCCTTTCATTGGTTTGCCGGCCGCATTGCACCAGTATTTGAACTGGCGTTCCGCCCCGTCGAAGTCGCGAGCATTGGTAAGGCGCAGGAGGCTGGACGGATTACCATTTTTCAGAACCAGCAACCCATCTTTTACGCCCTTCTTGCCCGGTCCGACGTTGAAGCAAAAAGAGACCAGCGCATCGAACTGGTTCTGACTGACGGTAGTGGTAAGAGCATTAGAGACGAGTGATTCAAAATATGCCAGGTCAGAGCGCAGTACTGATTCAGCCTGCGCCTGATTCCAGACTGTGCCTGGTCGCACATCATTTCCTGTGTGGCCATAGCCGATTGTCCATGGTGCGCCGCCAGTCGCAGGATCTGGATAGGCTTTCGTTTCTAGCCACTCAAAAGCCTTTACCAAAGCAATGCCGTTATCGGAAGTTTTCACGTTTTTTTCCCCGGTTAGCGATAGTGAATAGCTGCATGACGTTGCCGCGAGTTTTCAGCAACGCGCCACACAGCAGGACTTTGATGAGGAGGTCGGCCCAGTCAGTACTGACGTGGTAGCCGTAGGCGACACGGATGGGAACAGAAGCGCAGATTACGATAATGGCGTAAGCAAGCCAGCCACCAGCTGGCTTATGCGTTGAACGCTCACGGCGGAACGTCATCAGCCTGAGCGCAATCACGCCGCACAGGATTGCGTTTATTGCCTGGAGCACTTCATAACTTGTCATCATCAGAGCCTCTCTTTAAGGCTGCCTGAGGATCACCCGACCGCTTATAGAGATGCATCAAAAGTCTTACAGCCACGACTGACATAATCAGCGCGGCACCTGCATAAGCTGACTTAATCTCTATCGAATCTGGCGAAACTGACGCCCATTTAGAAATGATTGCGATAATGAGAGAAGCAGCTGGGCGGGAAACAATTACGCCTGCGATGAAGCTGACAAGGGCAAGAATGAGCCGCTTCTTGATCGGGTACTCCTGTGCAGCGGTGACGAAAATAACCGAGCCAGAAAACGCGCCAAGCACAACTTCAGGCGGGACACCATTAAAAAAAGCCAGCCACGCCGATCCACTCAACCCAATAGTCACCGAGGTTGTGCCGGTCACGGACAAAGGATCAGTCATGGAAACCACCTGCATAGTGCATAGCACACCTCCACTGTAGTTAATGGCGATACTATACACAATAATGCATATGTGGGTTATTGGTAATTTTAGGGTTAATCTTAGCTTTGTTACCTAATTGGTAAATGATACAATGTAAAAAATCCCAAAAGAATGTAAGCTATGAGTAACCTATCAAGTGTCAATTTTTCAGTTGGAGTTGAATACAGAAAATCTTTTTCTGGAGTCAATAGCTTCACCAAGAGAAACATTCCCTCGCCTCGCCTAAGGATGATGAAAACTCTTTTAGAGCGAGTTGATCCATGAAAAAGTTTGCGTCATTAAATAATTCAATGATAATTAAATATTTACTCGTCGGGCTAATGAACACTGGCTTAACAGCCATTGTTATATTTACTTTGATGCATGCTGGATTTAATTTGTATTCATCAAATGCCATAGGTTACGTAGCTGGCATTACATTAAGCTTCATATTAAATAGTTTATTTACCTTTAATTCAACTCCAAATGCCAGAAAATTTATTAAATTTATAATAACATGCACTATTGCATATATTTTTAATTTGGCAGCAATAAAATTAACCATCATGATATCTGTAAAGCATGATATTGCAGCACAGATAATGGGAATGATAGTGTATACAACAACCGGATTCATACTTAATAAATTTTGGGTTATGAAATGAAAAAAATGGAAAATAGCATACATATGAAAAATTCTATTCCAAGCTTAGACATTGTTGTTCCTTGCTACAATGAAAAGGAAGCTTTTCCTCATTGTCTTGCAGTACTAGGTGATTTAATTTGTAATCTTATGATTTCAAAAAAAGTAAAGCAGGGCAGCAAGATTATATTTGTAGATGACGGAAGTAAAGACAACACTTGGGAGCTTATAAAAGATGCATGCACAAAAAATGTTTTTGTTAGAGGAATAAAACTTTCACGTAATAGAGGACATCAAAACGCTCTCCTTGCTGGACTTTCTGAATCTACAGCCGATGTTGTTGTTAGTATCGATGCTGATTTACAGGATGACGTCAGTTGTATTGAGAAAATGATTGAAGAATATTGCAAGGGAAGTGAAATTGTTTACGGTGTAAGGGATGATAGATCCACAGATACTTTTTTCAAAAGAACGTCAGCTAATTTTTTCTATTCTATTATGGGAAATATGGGGGTTAATCAAGTATCCAACCATGCTGACTATCGGCTAATGAGCAGAAATGCTGTTGATTGTCTCCTAAAATTTAAAGAGCAAAATATGTATTTAAGAGGTGTGGTGCCTTTGCTTGGTTTCACATCTACAAAAGTTTATTATTCCAGGGATGAAAGGATAGCAGGTGAGTCAAAGTACCCACTGGGCAAAATGATATCCTTAGCTGTGGAAGGTGTTACGTCTTTGACTACTACGCCACTTAAAGTGATCTCTGCCTTAGGTTTTTTTACCTGCCTTATATCTATGATAGCTGCAATTTACGCTATCATTGAAAAAATTAATGGAAGTACTGTTGAAGGCTGGGCGTCAGTAATGATATCAATAATATTTTTAGGAGGCGTTCAGTTGCTTTGTTTAGGTGTTATCGGTGAGTATATTGGGAAAATTTACCTTGAAACTAAAGAGCGACCGCGTTTTTTCATAGAGGAAAAAAAAGGTAACAATGATGAAATTTAGTAGTAAAGCGATAAATTTTATACTTTTAGTTCTTTCCTTGCTTTTTGTCATTTACATCTCAACTTCTTACGTGCACAGAGAGCAAAATATATACTTCTGGGATTTTAATGGTTACTGGAGGTTTTGGCAGCAATTTGGAGAAAGCATATCTACAAGTCCATATCGGGCGCTTTCAGAGCTATTATACTCTGTGAGGAATGATGACTATAATTTGATTCCCGTCGCGCTTACATCTTTTTTCTATGTAATAGGCGGTGGAAGTAGAATCAGTTATATCCTGTCACTTGCCTTAGTATATTTAATTCCTGTATCAATTCTATTCTCATGCCTAATAAATCAAACCCAAAATAGGAAGTCTTTAATCTGGAAAGCTGTATCATTGATACTCCCTATTACTTTCGTTCCTTTTTGGGCTCCAATTTTAAGAGGCTACCCAGATATTTGTGGAATTGCTTTTATAATTTACGCTGTGTATTTTTCTAACAAAAATGACTTCTCTTTAAAGCTAAACATCAAGAAAGCAATATTTTATGGTTTGGTATTGCTCGCACCATTCCTGTTACGCAGATGGTATGCATACTCTGTTTTATCTTTATATATTTCACTCCCAGTGCTGAATTATTACTTTCATAAAGAAGGTAAGCACAGCATAAATAAAATTAAAAGAATTACTATTTTCTTTTTCTTTTCTGGAATGACATCTATTCTAGTTTCATTGCTATTGCAATTTAACTTAATTAAGCGAATAGCCAGCACTGATTATTCATTTATATACTCAGCATATCAGAGTAGCTTAGCAACTTCACTGCACAATGTAATACACGATATTGGCTTGTATATACTACCAATTTTCTTTGCTTCATTGTGCTTTTCTGTTTTTGGAAAAAAAGACAAAAAAGATTATCTTGTAATATTTAGTTCATTTAATCTTTTTTTTAGCTTTTTCATATTCACTAAAACCCAGTCCCCTGGTGTTCAACACTGCCTGCCATTCGCTTTATGGGTTTTAATAGCTTCGACTCTAGCACTTCAATCATTATTTTTTAGCATGAAAAATGATATTTGCAAGTTAATACTTGCTGTGCTGATTTCATGCGCATGTGTTTACATAAATAAAGTTTCCCTTTTCGATTCTGATAGAAAGTGGATAGATAGCGACCTTCCAAAAAAATATCTCCCAATGAGATTAGATAACTACGATAATTATTTGAAGCTTATATCTGACATTCAAAGCATTATGAATGAAAAAGATAAACTGACAGTCTTATCATCGAGTAATATTTTGAATGATAACATGCTTGATACTTTATCCAATCAGAAATTAAATAAATTTATTGTAGGAGCATCTCAGGTAGACCTAAGAGATGGATTGAATATTCAGTCTCTTATTTCTGAATACTTTATCGTGGCTGACCCTATACAAACACACCTGGAAGCATCAGGTCAGCAAGTTATAACAATTCCTGCTAATGAATTATTGCATGGCGATGGAATTGGTAAAGCTTTTAAAAGAATTGGAACCGGATATCAACTTGATAATGGGGTCACTGCTTATATTTACAAAAAGACAAGACCTTTCACTAATGAAGAAGTTAGTTCTTTTATTTCAAAATATTATATAAGCTACCCACAATGGAAGGGTGTCTATGATACTCCTTTACTTGTACCATTTACTGCCGGTAAGATTTCTCTAGGAGATGTATGGGGTAGGTTTGAAATTGAAAGTGATGGTAGAATTTATGCGCATCCTGGTGAGAATCGCCCAACTACAATTGTTTGGAACCTGGATGGCGTAAAGTCACTTGAATTCACATCTATAAAAAACACTTGTGAAGGAGCAGATGGAGTTGACATTACTATCTCAGATATGTCAGGAAACGAACTTAAAAGACACTTAACAAACAACAACTCAGTTTCAGTAGATATTGGGAAATTTGACAATAAAACATCAACTTTAATCATTAGCAAACACAACAACCCAATGTGTGACTCAATTCTAATTGAGGGAAAGAAATAAGTTAAAATTAACAGATACCATTAAATAACATTATTAATTGGTATCTGTTTTTTTTACCGAAATTAAGCATCCGCAACCGACGTGCTTGCTGTTGCATTAAGTATAATTTGTGTTCCCGTTCCATTAACAATAGAAACAGAATTGCCACTAATCCCATTAACCCAAACTCCACCAGCTGGGGTGGCAGATGGTCCAATAATGGACAGGCTCATTATAGGGGCGCTAGGAAATTTATATTTAAATGTCCAAGTATATGTCTGACCAGCCGCGATTGTCTGAGACTTTGTCTGCTTAAACGACCTGACAGTCTGAGTTGAAGTTCCATCTAAATCGAATTCAAGCGTTGAACCCTGCGAGCTGTTGAGAACCCCATAAGTCCCCTGTGGTGTCTGGCTTCCGTTGTAGTATGATTTTATACGTATCGTGTTTTTTCCCTTGTCCCCATCTGCCACAGTTGTGCTGGCACCGAAACTAATAGGAATGTTACAGCCATCAATCTGCATGTCGATGATGTTATTGCTTACCGAGTCTGATGAAGTAGCGCCGAATACGATACCAAACTGATTTTTTCCCGGCCTGAACTGGCTACTACCATTTACTTTGCCGCGAATCTGATTTAACCCGCAAATGCCTTCCAGCTTTATTGCAATGCAGTCATTACCAATTCCCCAGGCAGCATAATATGTACAGCTCGAATCAAACTGAGAACCGCTTGACGCAATACGCAATGGTATACGTGAACCCTCAAAAGATGAACCACCACTAAACCTGCACGGGGTGTTGAGGTTTAGAGAATAACGAGACCTGAGGCTTTCGAAGTTTCCTGTGTTATTGCCGCTTACACTGATATGAATACCAGAAAAATCACCAGTACCCTGGTCTCCAGTTATCATCCCATCATAGAGATTGTCTCCTCTCTGACTGGCATTGATGATGCTGACGTCAACAAACTTGGAATCATGCGGACCAAAGAACATCCACCCATGAGCACCAACGTTCCGTATGCGGATACTGTAAAAACTGGACTCTTGCCATTCAGTAGCAAAATCAACATTGGTATCTGTGCACTGTGTGCGGATACCATGTTCTGCAAAGTTGATTATGTCGATATTGTAGATACGTAAATTATGGCCCCATATCGCAATTGCTGATCCGCTCTTTGAGGCTGAGAATGGCTCTAAAGCACCATCGACGCCACCGTCTAGAAACAGGCTGTGTATTTCGACATCGAAAGCAAAGTTAGTTACATCAGGGTTAGACGAGTTCCACAAACTGTCTGAATTTAAGCCCACAACCAAATCAAGACCGTTCACTGTCCTTCTTTTGATTCTTGAGCTTCGACCGTTACCATAAAGCCTGGTATGAGGAAGGATAACAATCTGGTCAACGAGGTAAATGCCGTCAGGCACGAAGCAGCTCTTACCGTTCTGGCTTGTGTGCTCAATGGCCCTTCTGAAAGCCACGGTGTCGTCAGAAACTCCATCACCCTTTGCTCCGAAATCTTTAACACTCAGGGTGTCGCGCATTTTATCCTGAAAGGTTCTGTAAACTGCACCAGCACCAGCCTGTATAAACCAACCGAAACCGCCTGTTACTCCGGCTATTGCGCGATCTACATAATTTTTCAATGTCCGATTATTGACCGAATCCATTTCGTCAACAGGATCGGCCAGATTAGAGATTCGGTCATTTTTCGCATCGTAAAAGTCAGCGATACCCGAGGGCTTTCTTAAAGCAAGTCCAAAATATGAAAGCGATTTTTGAACCAGCATGGTCAGATAGTCAAATGCATCTTCATGTGTTTCGGCAAAGAACCTCCCCTGATTTCTGAGGTCAGTTTCCTGAACAGCCGGCAAGTCACGATCGAGAGAAATTTTCCAGCCATCTTGTAAAGGGGATTTCAAAATTACATTCCCCCCATTAACCATACCTACGCCTGACAAATCGTAATCCATTCCCAAGGTGAGCGTGGATAGCCTGCCCTCAGGATCAGACACTGTTACTACCATGTGTTCGCTTTTGAGAACTCTGAAGCGATAGGGAAAAGAAGTAGTAGTGCCATTGCCATCATATTGCTCATGGTTAACAACTGTTGAAACTGTCATAACGTTCTAATCCCCGACATTGAAATATAGGACGAGTGTACCTTAAATTATGCATATATGGGTATTAGGTAACATAAAAAGCAGCCTTAACAGTTTAAAAATTTGACAAGAAGTGAGAGCAAAAACTTGCGCTGTGTACTGTACAAATATACAGTAATATCAGGAGGGCAAAAACCATGAAAAAAAATACTGAATATCATTACCCTGGAAATGATGCTTATACGGAAAAACTCTATAGTGATGAAGGAATTAAGAGGCTTTCACAGGATTCTAAAATTGTGCGTTTACTTGAGGAACTTGAAAGCAAAGGAAACAATGTTGCAGGTGCAAGGGATGAGGTTAACGCCCTTTTTAACTATGTTTCATCCACAAAAAAAACTAAGGATGACATACTCACTCACCTTGAATACCTCCTTGAATGCGCTCGTAAGAATTAGCACTATTACCATCAGCAACAAATCAGCCCTCCGCGCAGTAAAAATGGTAATAAAAAAGCCCGCCAGGCGGGCTACATTCTCATCTGCAAAGCCAGAGAGCTATGAATGAAACAATGCCTAATATCACTCCAGCGCCGAAGCCACCAACGATTTTTTTCTCTGTCAGTTTGACAACAATCACCCATGTAATGGTTGCTCCAGCTGTAACAAGAATGAACCAACCTGCGATAGTCATTAGCTTAAAAACTATGTCCATCACTCACCCACTGCCTTCTCGAAATCTGGTGCACGTCGCGGCGCTGTGTCTCCGGGATTCCACCAACTTGTAACATCAAACTGGCTTTGTGCTCTGTCTCTCACGCGGTCGTTATAGCCGGGATTGGCCATTTCCTGGAGTTGTTGCAGTATCAAATGATTCGTCACAGCCTTTGTGTACCACAGGTTCGCAAACGGTGTAATCATCCTGGCAGTTTTAATTGCATCGGCACCGAACGTCGTATCTTCTCCCTGCAACGCTTTTTGCGGGTTGGTGATAAGCAGTTTCATCAATGACTCTGCCAGCCCAAGGCTAGGGCCGCCCAGCGTAGCTGCGATGCTGGAACCGTACTGAGTATGATCCTGGAAAAGGAAATCTCCATAGATACCAAAACCTCCCCCTTTCAGCGTGGCCCCTACCCATGCGCCGGGCTTTGTCATATCGATAGGGTCATTTCCTGACAACAGCGCATTCATCTGGTTTGCAAACATGCCGGTCAGAGTCGTGCCGCCGATATAAGCTGCCAGAAATTTAAGTGCCGGTACCCGCTCCAGATCCTGAGCACGCGTGACCATCTGCCGGAAACCTGCAAAAGGCGTGGTCTTGAACAGCATAAAACTTTTCAGCAGCTCCCCCCCCTGATCCCGGGCGTAGGTGTCTATGCCTGTGGCCGTGGTGATGGCCTGTGTCATTTCCCCATGGGTTATGCCCAGTAGTTTTTGAGCCGCTTCAGCACGCGCGTTACGGACCATACGCTTAACTGTCTGCTCAACCTCGGCGTCATATGCCTGGCGCAGGTTTTTGGCACGCGAATCTGTCATAGCTCCCAGGCTGGCCAGTGCCTCATCTGCACCGGCGCGCACGCGCTCAATCTGCGGGGCCAGTATCTCCATAACCCTGGCATCCGGCACAGCATAGATTGCATCAGGGGTCATCCCCATGTGGCCGCCTGTGGTCATTGGCCTTAAATCTGCTGCAGCCATGATCGACCAGTCCTGCGCGCTCCACCCTTTTTGTGACAGCAAAGCCTTATCACTTCCCTTAAGGTCGTCAATTGTGGCAAACCTTCGTGTCAGCTCACCGATGTTTTTGTACATCAGCAGGCCGAATGCCGCCTTGTTTGCCCGGTCCATGGCAATCAGCCCGGACCATTTCAGTGTCTTCTCAGCGAACCAGCCGGTAATACCGCGCGTCAGGTCAAATCCGCCCATCTTCGATATCACAGCAGAATGAGCGTCAACCATCAGCCCTATCTCGGCGTTAGCGCGCTTGGCGTCGCCGCTGAACAGGTTGCGTAATGTGGTGGCCGACAGGCGCATCCCGTTGCGATCAAATCCTAAAGCCTGTGCGGCCGCCCGCATTACAGCCTGATCGGATGTAGCTGTTATGACGCTTGAGCCGAGCATGGCTGAGGTCATCAGATTACGGAGCCCCCCCACAACCGATGAGAAAACGCTGGTGCTGTTGACGCCATTCAGCCCCGCCATTGAGTCAAACATACGCTGGACCAGCTCGCGCTCTTTATTCATTTTCTCAACCGGGTGGGCGGAGCCGTCAATGCTCACTGATTTCTGGTAGACGCGATCTGCAATCAGCCGGAAGTTAGTGGCCGCATCGGGGCCAAACGCCTTAACCACGCCCAGGTCGCGGGAGGCGGATTGCAGGTGGCCCATCATCACACCGACAACAGGTTGCTGCGTGTATTTTTCCATGTAATTAAAATGGCTGTCGGCATCTTTGAACGCCAGCACGCGGGATTGTGAACCGCGATTTTTAATGCCGCCAGTGCCAGCGAACGCGCCGGGATCCAGCTTCTGCGCGCCGTCAGTGGCCTTACTCTCGAAGATGTACTCCAGCGCCTCGCGATACTCAACATCGTTCATTGGCGAGCCATCAGGATTAACAAACTGCGTTCTGTCCTGGGTTTTGTAGATATCGTCTACCCACTTACGACGCGCCCAGTCGCCAGGTGGCATCCTGCCAGCGACTCGCGCCTGTAGCCTTTCGGCTGGTGTAAGGGTATTCAGCCACTCTTCCCGACCTGCAGCACGGATCATGTCGGCATCATCGACATAAGGCAGGTGCCAGTCATCACGCAAACCAATGTCAAATCCGTTATCGTTCATTTCCTGCCGGGCGCGCGTAGTGATATCGCCCCAAATCTTCGCAACTTTCTTAGCCGCGGCATTGCCCGTGTCCTCGCCATAGATTTCTTTGAGAAGTTGCAGCTGATAAGACTTGCCCATGCGTGGATCGAATACGTTAAAAAATTTCTGCACATCGTCACCTGCTGCCGTGATCTCAGCAGTAAGCTGGCGCGTCCAGTCCTGATAAGCACCGGTTGCGAGCTCTTCGGCTGATACCACATCAATCTCTTTACCGTCAGAAACTTTTCGGCCAGCGAAGATAAACTGCGAAAGACTTTGCGGGGTCTGTTCTGCCAGCGGCACGTTGCGGTTAAGTGTCTCGGTCACATTGTTAATGGCTATGGCATTCTGTGCCAGGCGCTGGCGCTTTTTGAAAACGTCATGCACAACGCGGCGGGCTACAAGATCTGCAGCTTGCTTATATGTCTCAGCGTCAGGGATACCGCCTTTACCATTTTTGGCATTGGTTCGGGATACCTGCCTCACCGCTTCCTTTATCCGATCCTCGATATTTTTAAGCTCATCCGCTTTAGGCTGGCGGCCCAGCGTCTGGGTGATAGCATCAACACAGGCTTGTTTCATTATGAGTTCCTCAGGAAGCAGGTGGCGGCCACGCTGTATACGTTCGATTCTTTCTGCACTGTCGCCAGTTGATTATCCAGGTCAGCCAGTGCCTGTGCCAGGCTTACCTGCTCCCCTGTATCAGGATGACTTACGGTTATTTCATCGTTTAGTCGTGACATGTCACGCGCCATCATCAGGTCAAAGCTATTGGATGAAAGGGTTTCACCAGAATCCGGATCAATACTCACCTGTTCTGTAGCACCAGTTTCCGCCTGGCGGCCAGAAGTGAAAGCGCTGTCATCCCTCACCTGTGGTGCTGGGTTATCCTGTGGTACGCGGTTCGTCTCAGGAATACCGTTATCGCGGTAAATTTCTGCCATGGTAGCGCGCTGCGCCTCGCCTGCGCTGATGGCGTCAGGATGGGGAACACCGGCAAGAGAACGTACCTGCTCTGATACGTTTACAGGCTCACCCGACATAAGCTGACGCGATGCCTGATCCATTGCTGCCACATGGCTGTTCAGGCTTGCGTTATCTGCATGCACTACTGGGGAGGATTCAAGATCGTAATAAAGCCCCTCGTTCATCACATGGGCAGCATCTACATCACTGGGTTTAATACCCGCTTCCGGTAACAGGCCGCGCATGCTTTCGGGGATTAGCCCCTGTTCTATGCGTGACAAATCAGAGCGGGCATCGTAGAACCTGCCACCCGGACTACTGTCGGCCAGGGTTGCGCCGCGCTGATCAATCTGCTCTTTAAGCAGACCTATGCGCATATCCAGTTCATTCACCTGGGCGGTACGCTGTGCGCGGGCCTGCGCCAGTGCTTTGCCGCTGCCTGATAATGGCGTGTCCTTTATCTGCTGCAGCTGCGCAGTCGCCTGGTCATGCTGGTATTGCAGGTCATAAACCTGCTGCGAAAGGGCCTTACGGTCACCCCGACTGAGCACCTGATCAGACAGCTGCTGTAGCTCTGCCATGCGTGACTCGTAGGTAACCTCTGGCTGAGCGGGCACCATGTCGGCAACCGGCGGCGTGTCGTTAGCCGATGTTGTGGGGGATTCAGTATTGATCGTGTCTGGCGATGTTGACTGCGTATCAGCCAGTGCAGTGTCAGCGCGCTGTGCCGTTAGGTGATGTACACTACCAAACGTTGCGCCCAGCACACCATCCACCAGCATGGCCTGCTTATCCCATACACGATATTGCTTAGCCAGTTCATCATAGCCACTGGATTCCAGCGTCTCACCAAGGGCAAAACGGTTAGCCGCCCCAAAGCTCGTATTGATAGCCACACCGGACAGTAATCTTGTCGCCAGTCTTGCACCCACCCCGGCGGGTAGCGCCATTCCAAGCGCGTCTGCGCTGGCCTGTTCGAGCGCCAGCGTGCCGGCCGTATCTTCATCTACCCCTTTGGCCAAAAAGTCCTGCTTTGTGGATTCCAGGCTGCTGCCGAACGCAACAGCGCCACCCGCTAACGGACCGGCCGCAGCAGTTGCAGCAATGGCTGGAGCGAAGCGGCCCAGACCTTCAAGGATATCAGCAGCGATACCCTGGCTGTTTGGCGCTGGTTTAACGGCCTCACGCGCATCGTTGAGCGATTTCTGAATCTCGGTAAAGTTCTTGTCTACCACCTCATCCAAATCTGGCACGATGCCGCGCAGGCTGCTGTAGGTAGGGGAAAGCTTCGCGGCTTCAACACCGGTCTGTAACAGGCCGATAGATCCCTCTGCTGCACCACGGAAAAGCGCGGAGCCACTACCCGCATACCACCGCGGATCATAATCATCAGGCTGCGCTGGCTTAGACGCTGCCTGATTATCTGCCCACGCCTGCCCCTCTGGGGCCAGTGAAAATAAGTCAGACATTACTGGACCCTCACTGTTACAGGCGCGCCGGTACGTGGGTCTGTCGCCCATCGTCCGCTGCCGGTCACCAGCCGGTACTGACTGTCACCGACGTTAACCGGAATAAAATTGTTCTGCCCGGCCGGATTGAGTCCGGCGGCCTTTAATGCCTCGCCGGCTGCCGCTGTGTATTTATCCTTAAACGTCGATTTATCCATGCCGAAGGGCATCACCACATCTCCACCGTTGAAGCCTTTGAGTACCCCGCCGGTTGCCATCTGCACGGCCTTTTCAGCAATGTCGCTGTCAACGTTTTTGGTGTTCACACCATCATTGTCACCATTGGTGTAAGCCAGTCCGGCATAGGCAGATTTATAGATAGACCATGCCATCTGGCGCGCCTGCGGATTATGAGAGAACGATGATCCGACAGCATCATCAAAAGTCTGTTTCAGCTTGTCATCCGACGGCAACCTGACTGGGCTGATGCCAGCCTCTTTCTGTGCTTTGGTCGGGTTGATCAACTGGTCGCCCTGGAGGATGGTTTTAGCCACGTCATACTTATTCATCGTTGGCTTGTAAGGTACAAACTGGCTGTACGGGATGACAGGAGAGCGGTTGTCATACTGATTATCAGGCGTGCCAAGGATCAGCGCTGAATAAGCTGTTGCTGCGCTGTCAGGCGCTATAGCCGAGGCGACTTTGCGCAGGGCGTCAGGTTGCAGATTGCGGCCAAAGCTCTGTAACAGCGAGATCGACTGGTTGACATCCGTGGTGCCCCGCACCTGATTGCTGACGTTTGCCGCCTCTTCCCGGGAAAGGATTGGGGCATTAATGCCAATCTGCTGCAACTGGCCCGATGCCGCTGCGCGGTTTTTAACTTCTGCGGTAATGTCCGCCGGGCTGCTGCCGGTGATGGGTTTGTATGCCCCGATGTCCATAGCGGCCTGATAGGGATTCGATTCGCGCATTGATATGACCTGCTTAGCCGCGGCGGCCACATGGTCATAAGCGCCCGAACGGCTGGCAAATCCTTCACCGTTACCTAATTCGGTTTTAAGCCCAGCAACATACTGCTGAATGCTGGCTGTCGGCATGGTACGGAAAGAGCCGATATACTGGCCGGCAACACGGTCATTCTGCAGATCGTTGAATCGCTGTGTGCCCTCGCGGTAACCCCATGCGGCGATAAGCTGCTGCTGTGATGGTGGATTACTAAACTCAACCCCTTTCATGTAGGCGGCTTTTGCATCGGAAAGCTGATCGGTAAGCTGCGCCTTAAGCTGTGTCTGCGCCTGCCCCTGCATTGATTTTGCCTGGCGTAGATACGCGGCCTGCGCCTCGGGCGAAGCAGCATCAAAAGCAGCGTTGCCAGTGTAACGCTTTGGTGTATCCAGTGCGGTCAGACCAAGAGCGGCACGGATCCCGGTATCAAGCTGATCGGGGCTGTATGGCACGCTACCGTTTTCATGTTTGACGATACCAGTTGCCAGACTCTTGAGTACGTTTATATCTGTCAGGTTTAGCTGGTCATCAGCCTTTACCCCCAACTCGCTGCACAGCGCTTTCACATAGGCCGCTGTGTTGTTGCCGTCGCTGGCGGGCGCCCATCGGTTTACGATCTCGTTGACAGTATCGTATCCCTGACTGCCATACGACATGAGGTTTTTGCCCAGCGCGCGGATACCGTGTTCCGGGGTAACGAATTTTGCAAAGCGCCCGTCACTTCCAGTCTGCCCGTCCCAGGTATTTTTACCGGCTTCAATGTTGCCAGGGTTATTGTTACGCAGCCCCCGCGCATCACCGGTTGAACCGGAAACGCGGACCGCTCCGGCATAATCCCCCGGCTCACCGTTCCGGCTGATGAAGTCCATATAGTTCTGCGTAGACGCGGCGGACAACGCACCATCAGCTGATTGCTCTTTCAGTTTATTTTTCGCGCTGGCACGCTCTTCATCACTCCAGCCATGAGCGTCAGCAAACTGGTCTATCGCTGTAAAGCCCTGCTTCACGGTCGCAGTGAATGCCTGTGGGTCGTTGTACTGCCCCTGAGCAGTTGTCACTGTGGCCTGCTGTAACGCCTTAAACTGGCCTTCCTCGTACTCTTTGACCTGACCAATCTCATACGTGTTAGCCTGCCGCTTATACTGCATACCGGCCTGATTGATCTGCTGCATGAACTGCGGCCGCATTGACTCCGGCACCTGCTGCGAAAGTTCTTCAGCTTTGCCACGGATATTAGACAGGACCAGTTCTGACTGACCTACTGCATTTTTACCCTGCTTAGTGTACAGACCGTTGTCAGTGTTATTGAACTGATCCTCAGCGAAAGACTGAAACTGAAGCAAAGCATTCTGGCTCTGTGCGACATTCGCCTTGTGCTGTTCATCAGCAAGAATACCGGCAATCCGGTTACCGGTTTCTGCCAGACCGGCCCCGAAATTATCAGGGCTGGTCTGTACGCTTACCTGTGGTGCTGGCAATCCCTGGTCACTGGTCTGCCTGGAGTTATACGTAGGTACCGTTGGCATGGTTTTCAGTCCTTAAAAGGTAAAGCTGTTGCTGCCATAACGACTATTTTTCAGTCCGCCAAATGCGTTTGAGTTAGTGGATCCGCCGACAGAAGAAGATGATGAGAACGGGCTTTTACCACCCGCTGACGAATATCCCGAATAAGCACCCAGCGCCCCATTAAGCAACGTCATGCCCGCCTGCTGATTTCCAAAAGAACTGAGCGCTGACGCCTGTGAACGGCTACCCGCAGCCTGCGTCTGGAGGCCGTAGGCCTGGGCTTTGGCATTGTTCACTGTAGTCAGCGCGTCAAGCTCGCCCATTTGCGCAGTATCACCAAAGACATCAATGGCTGTTCCGCCGCCCAGGTCGACGCCGTTGGCTGCCATAGTCGCAGCCTGCGTTCCTGAAAGCTGGCGGGCTCGGGCACGCATCTGATCTGCCTGCGCGTTACCAGCATTTATTGCGGCGTCGGCTGATTTCTCCTGCAGATCAGCGTTGTAGTTGGCAAGCTCTGACTGATATTTAGACTGCTGGCGCTGGCTGTAGGCAGAGGCTGCCGTAGCTGCAAGCATGGCCACACCGATAGCAACGGGTCCGCACATTATTTTCTCTCCAGGGTGAAGCGGTGAAACAGCATGCCGTTGGGTCCGGCCGGTGCTGGTTCATCAAGTTTGAATCCCAGCCAGTGCAGCCATTGTTTGGCCGCAATGTTTCTGGCATCTACATAATTCTCAAGACGAGGGAATGACTCAAGGATGCCAGCGAGTAAAGGGCGGCTGTGGCGGATAAAAGCGCGTGAATGGCGTTCAAGCTTGTCTGAAGCAATCAGCCATGGCGTACCATATCCCGTTAAAATACTTGCGGGCGTCACACCGAAAATAGCCACCACCTCACCATCGACCAGCCCGGCCCAGCAAAATGCCGACCGGGCAAGGCCATAATCCAGTACCTGCGAAGGCGTCATTGACCAGCCTGATTCAAATTCTTCTATGTCAGCCTGCCTCACGTTTGAGACAAGTTCGTCGGCATGCTCCGGCGTGGCGGAAACTATGGAAACCTCTGGCATTATCTTCCCCCTACAGAAACTGAAGGAATAACAGCCAGGATTGATAGTGGTAGCGGATCTTCCTGGCGAACATACACGCGGCCACCTTTTCCCCAGTTAGCATCAATGCTGATATCGATCGTTCCGGTAGCATCCTCAACGGGGTTGTCATAAAACTCATATTCCCGCTGCGCATACTCATAAAGATTTTTACCGTCAGTACCGGCAAAGACTCCCCGGCTGGAGTTGACCAGCAGGCTAACCTGAGAAATGATCATCTTTTTATCAAGCAGCGTTTCCTGTCCGGAAATATTCACGTCCAGGGTTTCAAACTCTGCTGTTACCGGGAGGCCAATATGGACGACGGCACCCGGCGCACTGATATCAACAGCGCCGCCAGTTACGGTTTTCTGAGGCTCAACATTGCCATCTGACAGGATGCTGACTGTTTTACCTTCCAGATGATTAAGCCCTGAAAAATGCGATACAGCTTTACCCCAATTCGTAACTGGAAAATTCTGCAGCATTACGGGAATATCGTGGTTAGCGGTGACAGAAGCCTGGTTAGACGAAATAATGGCCCCGATTTTTAACCGAAGGACTTTATCAACGAGCTCATCATCCTCAACCTGCTGGTAAGGTATGTGGATTTCTTCACCGACATTGGCCGATGTGAAGTAGGCAGAACCAGAGGCACTCAGCGTCAAAGGTGATGACCATTTCCAGGTGCCATCAGCAGTGCCAACAGTCATGGCCCGTGACGAGTCAGTATTACGGCCATCGTAGCTCAGTCCACAATCGACGAAAAAAGCGTCAACGTCTGAACTGAATTGCCGCGTTGAAAGCCGTTCAATATAGCGACGTGACTGTCCATTAATGGTCCGCTGAACGGTGAAATAAACAGCATCCTCTGTGCCTTCGCTGATACTGCACGTCGACTCAAATTTCCCATCAGTAGGCTGCGGTGCCCACGCAAAAACCTGCTGATCGCGCAGGTAAGTCAGGGTCAGTAACATGCCATCATTACGAATAGCCCAGGCTGCTGAGTAAGGCACGACAGAGAATGACCAGTCAGTAAGCTGATAACCCTGAAAAAGGTGGTTAGCCAGTACGGTAAGGTCGCTTCCCTGATAGCTGTCAACGTCGAAGGAATAAGCCAGATCACGCACCACGCTGCCTTTTTCCTGGATAAAAAGCGCGATATTACTGACTGTGATGGGCGGTGTTGAGCTGGCGCCGTCGGCACCCTGTGAGCTGAAGGAAAACGAACTAGGCGTAAGCACCTTGTTCTGGTCACCGTTAATCTTGAACTGGCCACCAGACGTCAGCGCGACAAGGGATCCAACATCGATAAGGTGGCGGATTTCGTTTACCTGACGACCTGCATAGGTGTACGTGATGCGGTCATCATCGGCAATGGGTGAGCTTTTGCCAAAGTCCTTATAGTCACCTGACCGGCTAGACCAGATGGTTTGTGGTGCGGCGCGCGATGCGGCGAAGAAAAGGCGCTGCTGATAATAGACCACAGTTCCAGGGTAGCCGTTGGCGCTGTTCCATGCGAAACGAGCCCATTTATATGAGGAGTTTACACTGCCAACAACGTTAGACGGGATGCGGGATATCACATCAGCAGTTGCTGAAAGTCCATTTCCGGCAACCGAATTAATTCTGCATATACCAAAACCTGACTGTAGATACTCCCACTGAACACCAGTATCTTCATCGCCGCTACCGCCCCAGCCATCCCATGACATTCCTTCAGTATGTGACGGTCTCAGGCTACCGGTCTTACCTGCTGTATTGGCACGGTAATAATTGTTTCCAGCACGTCTTACAACACCCACAGAGACAGATTTGCTGGTTTCCCATACTGGTACAGAGTCGACCGCCGGCTGCTCCAGATAAAAAAGTTTGCCGTTTTGCTCCGAGCCAAAAATAGCGCTGCTCGCAGTCAGTGTGATCGTGCCGGTTTCGCCACTCGCATAAACCTTAACGGACTTATTGATATTGACGTCTTCGAAAGGCCCGTTGTTGGTTACCACTTCTACCAGCGCCCAGTTGTCATGCGCATAACGCTGCAACTCGCGGGGCGCATAGTTGGGATGGCAGATTGTCATTACGTCGGCGGACTGTGTGTACTTCAGTTCAAACAGATCGGCTTCCTGATAGGGTGTCGCAATCTCATAGACAGCACCAGAAGGGTTCAGCACCTGCCCGCCGTCCTTAAATACGCGCATATAGCCTTCACCAAATTCCAGCGCATAGGTTTGAACAGTAGAAAACTGGAAGGGAATCAGGCGGCATTTTTTATCAGGATATTTTGCTTCTGCAATAAAGCGCGTGCCTGGGCGATTCTCAACGCCGCCATACTGGCGCACAATGAAGTTACGGCACCGGCGTAGGGATACGGAATATTTTGCCAGGTCAATGCGACCGTATACGTTTGGTGCAATCTCACCACCGGCAAATGAGGGCTGGATGATACTGTTGGACATCAGCTTAACCTCGCACTGGTGAATTCGCTCTGAGGTTCTACAGGCTCCTGACTCTCATTCATTGAGTGGCTGCCCGCGCTGCGGATAATCTGCGAGTACATAGTCAGGCAGTTCTGGACAATATTGGGGGCTGATGCCAGGGGCATGCCGATTTCACTGGCCAGCTTCCATGACAGGGCACTGCGGAACAGTGGGTCAAACATATTGGGATCTGAAATATCACTGACGTAACGGAGCCAGGCATCAGGCTGATCCGTGTAAATCAGTCGGCCTGTGCCTTCGAAATCTGAACCTACCTGATATTCAATGCGGCAACGTTCCGGAGGGTTACGCATGCCGGGCACCATAATATCAACGATGCGCTGGCAGTCGGTTGGGTAACGGTAGGCATATTGCCAGTCGCTTGGTGCTGCGCCCGTATCGGCCAGCGCGACGCGCTTGATAGCAAAGTTCCAGTCAAAGTCTGCAAGCACCTCAAGGCGGGCAGACTCATAGTGCAGGTCGCAAAGGCCCGCCTCTTTGCTTTTCTCAGTCAGGCTGTTGATGGTGCGGCTGTTGCCCAGGCGACTGAGTGCAATGTTGCAGATTTCGATGACCGATGCCATTAATCGTCCTCCGATCCGTACAGCGTGTCGGCCGCTGTTTTTGGCGGAGTCGCGTCTGATTTTTCCATGCCAAAGTCAGTGATCTGTAAGTCTACCTGACTGTGCGAATCGCTGTTTTCTGACTCGCGAACGCTCACGCCAACGACTTTAGCCAGACCACCCAGTGCCATCATGTCGCCAACCTTTGGCAGATCGATACCGAGTTTTTTTAGTGCATCGCTGTTCAGCGTAATTCTTAAACCCCACGGGTATTCGTCGCGGGTTTCAGTCTGTCCGTTTTCACCTTCCACTGACTCGGTGCCGGTTTTCATGTTGACGACTTTCATAAAATGCTCCTGAAAAAAAGGGGCCAACCGGCCCCTGTCTTATCGCCGGTCACAGACCGAGTTCGATTCGCTTCGCTGCAATTTTTTCGCGGAGGGTATCGGCTTTGAAGTTGAAGTGAGGCTTCTCGTTAAAGAGTCCTTCATACTCTTCTCTGAGTTTGTCCAGATCTTCATCACCCTGACCGTTTCCGCCATTGCCGCCTTCAGGGTTTGGCTGGTTACCGTTTCCGCCAGCGGGTGGCGGGTTGTCGATTCCGTTTGGCACGATGACTTCAACAGCCTTCCCTTTCTTCTCTGCCTTTTTCTTGGCCGCCTTAGCGGCATCGTTTAATGGCTCCAGCGCGGTGCCCGGCTCGCCGTCATACTCAACTTCTGATCCTTCTGGCCACAGGTTGTTATGAATGTGGGACAGGCGCATAACGCGATACTTTGCCTTTTCTTTAGTGACTTCTGACATTTACGCGCCCCTTAACCAGTGATGCGAGAGCGGATCGGATACGGTGAGTTGTTATCCACATCCAGGTTAATACCGGCGGTGAATGCGCCAGCGGTCAGCGGACCGGTGCCCACAACGTAATTCACACGCAGATAGCGCTGAACACCCTGGGGAACCTTCTGTGACATGACACGCTTGCCAGCAGTCAGCGCGGACAGAGCCAGATCACCCGTAGAGGTGAGCGTGGTCCAGGTGCTGTTATCAGGGCTGGTCTGCAACTGAATGTTGACCGTGGCAGCACCGGCGGCGGCCGCAGTGGTATTCACGGTTGCCCAGAATTCCAGAGGGTAACCAACACCAATATCGCGGCGCGTGCCGTCGATTGGGCCCAGGTCGATAACGTCGGTTGAAGCAGCAGAAGCGGTCACCGCCTGCGCTTCGGAGAGCATCAACAGTTTGTCGAGGATCATCTTTATTTCTCCATTAAGCGGGCCAGGTATCAGCCCGCCGGATTAGTCAGGGGTTAAACTACGCGCGCTTCTGTTTCGAGAATCGCATCAGTTTCACGGATAGGAATATTGCGGAATGCAGTCCACCATTCGCCCTCGGTCTCTTTGACGCTGAGCGCCAGTGAGTTTTTGTCGAGTGACTGGAGGTCAAGCGCCTGGCCCACTGTGCGGTTCATGTAAAACGCGGCGCGGCCCATTTTCAAATTAGGGACACGGTGAAGGGCTTTAACCATCTGGGTAACAATATTGGCAGCGCTACCAGGTACAGACAGATCGCTCACATCAATATTGGCGATGCGAACTACATAGCGCCAATCGCGCAGGGTAAATCCATTATCCCACTTATAATGAGACCGGTATCCCTGATACTTGCCACCGTTGGCATCAGTAAGGGTCTGCTCACCCAGATCCTGATGCTGAAGGCCAGCTTTCTGACCTTTCGGGAAAATACCGTGGGCAGTATTTTCACCCCAGACAACTAGCCAGATAGATGTGTTATCGGTGCCGGTGCCCCCAGCGTCGATAATGTTCTGGCCATTGCCGGCAGTCTTGCTGGAATAGCGTGATGACAGCCCCATGAACTGCTGCGGGTTAGCGCTGCTATCTCCATAGAACAGCGTTGTAGCCATCTGCTGATTCATTGCTTCGAGGAAGGCGCGATCTTCTGACAGACGGAATTCAGACGTGTTTCCGTTCAGGTCAGCCAGTGACTTATCAATTTCTGAATACGCTTCAAGCATGCCAACAGAGTCGGTGATCTGTACTGTGGTTGACTTGCTTGGCTGTACCCCGTAGTTCAGCAAACGCCAGGTAGCCGTTGGAAGGCCGGAACGCACGGTAGTGCGGTGACCGGTTGGTAGGTTACCCTCGACAAAAAGCATATCGTCAAGGATCGGGTTGGTTTGGCCCAGCAGTTCGATAATCTTATCGATTTTGCCGTTCCCATCTACGCGCTTACCCCAGTCAGCCAGCGTCAGCGCAGTTAAGCCTTTAACAGCCATAATTTATTTCCTCAGTTTTTGCCATAAAGTACGTCGGCCGCCGAACGCTGGCCTTTCTCATTTGACGTGACCAGGCTGTCCTCAGACATGGCCGCGCCTACCTTCACAAACACACGGATCAACTCTGGATGGTTGCCCATGCCGCTTGTCTCTAAAAACTCGCGCAGTTCAGGCGTGGCGAATTTATCCATTGCCTGTTTAGCGCGGGTCAGATTGCCTTCGAATTTTTCGCCACCGATCTCTTTATCTTCTTTGGTCGCGGTGCCCCAGTCGGCCACCTGCTTTTGCCAGGTGTCGGCCTGCTGCTTCATCAGCTGCGGCATGACTTTGGTGCCGTACAGATCGACCAATTTTTGCGCCTGCTCCTGTGAAAGGTTCAGTTCGCGGGCAATAGGCTCGAACTGCTCAACAGCTGCTTTGTCCAGCTCGCTGCCTTCAGGCGCTTTGAACTCGTAGGCTTCTGGCGCGCCTTCTGGCTTCTTGTCGCCATCTTTTTTATCGCCAGTTTTCTCAGCGTTGGGCTTTTCACTCTCTGCATCAGGCTTCTGGGCTGCACCTTCGGTTTCAGGCTTTGCAGCACCATCAGGCTGATCGGGCTGCGCCCCTTCCTGACCAGCTGGTGCAGACTCTCCGCCAGTGGTTGCCGCCGGTGCACCAGCGTCACCACCATCTACAGGGGCTTCGCTACACAGGCGACGCATTAGCAAACGTTCAAAAATATTCATTTATCAGATTCCTCTCTGGCTTCTTTCGCCATGGTCAGATAGAGATCAGGGCAATGGGTCATTACCTCTGTGAACAGGCGCAGCCCTTCATTGCGGCGCCCTTCGTTGAAATTGGTCTGGTTGTTGTCACCAGTGAAAGAGACAGAGAACACGCCAGCACCTTTCAGCACCTTCCAGATGACGCGGCGGCCCTGCGGGCTTTCCATGACGTGGATCAGGTCATCGCGCTCACGTTCTGCGGCAAGGCGCTGTTGTAACTCCTGGTCTGCCAGTTCCTGGCTTTGATCGAAATCAGTCATTGCTGCGCTGCTCCGGCTACGGCGGTCAGGCCGTTCTGGCCTTCAAGATTCGCCTGACTTAAGTCCTTGGCACCGCCAATGGCCTCGCGGGCCATTTGCATCTGCTGTGCCATCTGCATCTGTTCCGCACGCTGCTGACGAATCTGCTGCACCTGCTCGTCGGGAACGATGACGGTTGGCGACACGCCGATAGAGTCGCCATAGCTGTCGATGAGTTTGTCGACGTCGATTTTGTCGAGCGCTTCAGGTTTTGCCTGTGCCATGCCGCCCACAAAGCCGACAAAGCGCTCCATGCTGCTGACGCCGATAGACTTCTGCGCCTGGGCCATGACCGAGATATATTCGATGCGTAGCGCGGTACCCTGGAGAACTTCCGGCGCAGGTGGCAGCATGCCCTTGCGGGACATGATGGCGAATACCCGGTCAATCAGCGGATCGAGAAACTCATCATTCAGGCGTTCAAGCACCGGTCCGAGCATCAGCAGTTTCTCTTCGCGTAATTCGTTAACCGCTTCCACCGGCATAGAGCGGGTATTGATGGTTTGCAGCATCAAAAACAGGTCAACAAAATAGGCGCTGCGGATCGTTTCGCGCGTGTCCTGAATGTCGTTCAGCAGGTCACCAGTGTTCGGGTTGACCATGTAAAGCGGTTTCAAACCGTCCTGCCCTGTCAGCTGATCGAGATAAGTCACCGCACCAGGCAGTTGAGATATCCGCTGCTGTTTGAGCGATGAAGGCCCTACCAGCGGCGGGTTTGTTGCTTTATCAATGAGCTGGCTTTTGCGCTTCTGCTCAAGCTGCAGGGCTTTGACCTGGCCTAATGCGGTCATGCCCGGGCAGTTGCTGCCATACGCATCCTCGCCATTCACTTCCCAGCGCGGCACCAGAATGGGGAACTCATCAAATCCTGACTCGCGCAGTACCTTGTCATCACCGGCGCACTCGTAATACACGGAGCTGTAACGCTTGTTTTTGGCGTCCAGCTTTCCGGTATCGCGGTTTACGTTGGGGTAAACGGCGTGCATGACGTCGTGCCACGTTTCTGTTGACTGGGTATTCCACTGGCCTTTAACGGTTTCACTGACGTTATCCAGGCCGAACTGCTCAACCAGCTGGCGGGTAGTCATGCGGAATTTGCGGAATACAGTGTCAACGCTCAGGCGAGAACTGTTTGATACGTAGTAGCTCCCGATTGGAAACGGGTACGTGCGGATAATGTCCTCGTCATCTTCCAGCACCGCCATGGCCGCCGTGCCGTATGTGCCAAGCTGCGCATAGACGATCGGCAATGACTGATAGAGATTCGACTTATTGAAAATCTCATTCATGCGGCGCTGAACATCTTCCAGCCAGACTTTGACCGGGCCGTAATCTTTCATTGCCGGATCGGAAACTGACAGCGTGAACCACGGGCGCGCGGGGCTGGTGATACCGGACATCATGCCGCTGGAGAGCGTGCGCTCAGCCAGGGTGCAGGTCGGGTCAACAACCTGTGTGTTGCGGCGGTTATCACGGTTTGCATCGGAAACGAGGAAGCGGCTGGAGCGCGGGCTGATGTAATCAGACAGGTCACGCCAGTGGGGATCGAATGTTGTCCGCTCCTGATTCAACAGGCCGAACTGTTTGTTTAATCTCTGCTTCAGCGTTTCTTGCTCAGCCATGATCGCCCCGATTTGTTACTGACCGAGCAGCGTTTTGCTGCTGGTGTTGGCCTGAGAAGTGACACCCTGTGAACCGGTCAGGATGGTGGAAGCACGTCCAGCAGCAGCGCGGCGGCGGCGTTCTTCTTCGTCGCGGGCGTTGACTACAGCCGTATCCTGTTCCTGTGGCGCAGCCTGAATCGCAGGCGCTGATGGTACTGACGGTTTAGAACCCATGCACATGTCGGTAACCCCTTTGGATAGTTACCAAAATTAAACCACATACGCATTATTTTAACCACTATACATAAAATAATTTGACATTAGTTACCATAATGGTAATAGTTAAGCCGTGGAGAGCGCTGACACGTCGGCCATAGCCCGGATTACCGCAGCAGTATATTGGGCTTAAAAGTAAAGGCGGGGAGCCGGTGGAAGCCCGGCACACATCAGGCGAGAGCATTTGGCGGGCGTTCAGGCGCGCCACAGAGGCGCTGAGTGCTCTCACCGATGTGCCGAAGTACCGTTATGCTGTGTTGGATTTAGGCGGCTCAACGTTTTACCCAATTTGTCGTTGATGCCGCCATTTTTTTGATACAGGCATAAGCCTTTGAGAGGGTTTATCTCTGTGTCCGAAGAGTCACAATCCTGAGTCTGTAATCTGGTTGGCCCGCTTCGTGCGGGCATTTTTTTGTTTAAAGTTTCTTCATGATATCCCGATAACTTTTGAGATAATTTCAATGGAGGAACCTATGTCACAGAACAATGATTCATATTTCGTTGCATGGCGCAGCAAAGACGCTACCGGTAAAGATATGTTTGGGTCGTTAATTTATAACGCTGCCGCAGGTACTAAGCCTGCTCAAGTGCTGATTGATGTCATGTCAGTAATCACCTATGAGCATGGCATATTGCATCAGGACGTGAGAATTACTGCCTTTAATCGCGTCTAAGCATAGGGGTCGTAGTCTGTTTCGCTGCGGCCCTGATCCTGACTGCCAACATACTGAAGCTTTTTCACCACAGGGAATGCGAATGTAAGCGCCAGGGCGTCGGCGTCGTTAGGGGATTTCCCTAAACGATCTTTGATGCTCACCTTATCTTCCAAAACGATGCGGCTGTCTTTCAGCCTGACCTTGTATTCTGCTGCTGACAATTCCTCTGCCACCTGCTGGCTGTCCAGTTGCCCACCGTCTTTCAGCCAGGTCTTAACTGCGTTGTACATTTCGCCGCGCTTGTTCGCCATCTGAGGGTCGGTTGATCCGGAGCCAAACTGTATCAGTTGCCAGTTTCGGCCCCAGTTATCGCCAACGGATTTCACGCCCGTTCCGTAGCCGTAATCGATGAACACCGCGTCGGCCTGATACTGGTCCTCAAAACTTGATATGATTTTGGCAAACAACACATCGTCAGTTGTGCGCTGCCACTCTCCCAGCTTTTTGCAGTGCAGCCCCTGTCGCAGGTATATCACCGCCGGGTCACCGCCCTGGTGCGCAGGGTCAACGCCGATAACGGTGGCCGCATGCGCTATCTGACCTGGCGTAATCACCCTGCCTACGGCCGAATCGGTCAGTCCTGTAGGGATAAACTGGGCCTCTGATGCCGACGGGAACAGGCCTCGCACACGCACTTTCACAAAGTCGCTGTCCTCGCCGTAGTCGTCCACCCACTTCTGGATCTGCTCTTTGTTGGTTCCCTCCACGGTGCGGCTGTCTATCTGCGCGGTTTTCCAGCGGTGGCGCAGCTTACGAAAACATTCACGGAAACGGCCGGTGTTACGCGTGGGGTTACCGAACGCCACCCAGATGATTTCCGTGTTTTCATCGGTCAGCGCACCCTCGGCAACCTCCCATACCAGATCGGCGATGTTGGATGCCTCGTCGAATATCAGGATGATGCGCTTACGCTCGTTGTGCAGGCCAGCGAATGCCTCTGTGTTGTTCTCAGACCACGGAATGGCATCAGCGCGCCACGACTTGGCATGCGACGGATCGTTGCTGTAAATCGCTGTGGCGGTGCAGGTGAACCAGTCCTGTGTGATGCTCAGTCGCTGCCACTTGGCAATCTCTGGCCACGTCTTGGTACGCAGCTGGTTTTCGGTATTAGCGGTCACCACCACCTTGCAGTCCTCGCAGGTATCCATGCCCCATTTGACCAGCATCGAGATAAACGCAGATTTACCGATACCGTGCCCGGATGCGCGCCCAATCATCAGCGGCTGGTGCCGTGTTTCCGGATTCTGCAGGTGTTCGCCAATCTCTTTAAAGGCCTGCTCCTGCCATTTGCGCGGGCCTTTCGAGTAAGCCAGGTCGGTGCCCTCTTCTCCCCAGGGGAATGCATACATCGCATAGCCGTAAGGGTCGTGCGTGAAGGCGCCAATATCTTCTATCAGTTGGGCCTCAAGCTGGGCGGTGCTACTCATCTTCACCACCTTTAGCACTGGCGGCGCGCTTGCGGGCGGCGGCCAGCTTGTCCGCCAGGCTGACGTTGATGTTGAGCTCTTGCACCTCTTTGAACGCGCTTACACCTACGTGCTTACCGATCAGCTCAAGGTTTTTCACCTTGTCCGGCCACTTCACTTTCTGCATGGTCGATTCGATATCTTCCTGACCGTCAGAGCCAGCCATACGGATCCGGTTAATATCCATGGCGCTGAGGGACGTTCGCCAGACCTTTGGCCACTGGCTCACCGGCTTCAGGCTGCCTTCGTCTGTAAGGATGTCCAGCACGTCCATCTGATCAATCTCCACCAGCCTTTTCAGCACGTAGTCGGCGTCAATCTTTGTGCGACGGCTGCGCGCCTGCCGCAGATGAGCGATGCGCTCCTGTATGCGCGGATCGGCTTCAAGACGACTTGCGGCCTGTGCTGCTGTGGCTGCTGAGTAGCCGGCAGCAATAGCGCAACCTGTCTGGTCATCAGGGCTCTTGATACGTTCTTCGCAGTACCGCACCATCTGTTCGGTCAGCGGCTTCGTGGATTGTGGCTTAGGCACTGGTAACACCTCGCAATATAATTACCGTTTTGGTAATCATACCACGCAAAAAAAAACCACCAAACTGGTGGCCTGATTTCTTTGGATTCCTGTCATCATTCTTCCGGATTTCTGCCAGGCGCAAGCCGGTACCCTTCATCCTCTTTTTTCCCGTAGTGTTCATAAGCAAAGTTGAAAGCCTCGTTTTCGGTGTCGAAATGCTGATTCGTTATCTCCTGCCATTTGACTGCCCCTCTGCACCAGCGCACATCCCACTTGTGATCTTCACGCTGCCAGATGGCATAGGCTCCAATAAATCCGCCATCCGGTTCTGGCACCTTGTCGCCCGGTGACAGAAAGTAAAAATTAACGCCGCCGCTGATGAATGTCCGCATATAAAAAAGCCCCGTCGAATACCTGAATGCAGTATAGACGAGGCTGTTTATTGCCGTGACATGTCACAGTGCTAACTTGGTTTCATGCCAGCCCATGCGAACCCAACAGGCTGACTCTTCTTTCAGTGGGCAATCCTGCACAGGCAGGCAATCACCACACTTACTGCACTTGCGCTTACTCATCGATTTGATCCGGCTACGGACCCGCGCGTCGTCCTGGCGAATAAGCAGAGCGATATACTCTGCCATTTCGTAGGGCTCACGCCCCGGACGGCGGGCGGCGCAGTTCTGCTCCAGCATCGCCAGTTCCTGCTCATCGAGAACAATCTCCAGCTTTCTGACACCTGCAGCGGCCTGTCTGGCGCGCTGCTCTGCTTTGCGTTCGGCGGCGGATTTAGGCATTTGGGGCACCCTTAAGCGTCCTTTGCATAATTCGAATGCACTTATGCCTGACTTTCCTTGCAACACGTTCAACAAAAGATGCTGCTATTCCCATTGGTCCGAATATTAAAAGCGCTGGGAAAACAACCAGCAATACATATAGGTTTCTTTTCATTATCACCATCACCTCTGATGATGAGAGTATCATAATATTTATAATGTAATTTTGGCTAAACTCTGAATTTCCACAAAATTCCTGGTTACTAATCATCCTGACCTCCCGGCGCTGCTGGTAATGGCAAACTTAGCCTTTTTGGTAGTGCAGTAATTTTCATCCGTGAATATTTTTTGTCACCTGAGCATGCTGCACACAGGTGAATGTCCGCACCAATAACTTTAACAACTGCTCCGTTTGGGCATGGTTCATTTTCACAAGCTTCGAAAATCCATCCATCGCTTACAGGCTGTGCGGTGGCGCAATCGCATTCGATGAGGATTTGCTCCCCCCATGGCTGAGTTCCGCCGCTATCAGCCATTCCTGTATCGCCGCATTTCTGACACTTAGGCTGTGCTGTGTCGTTAAGGCGCTGGACTTCGGCGAGGCAGGCGTTCCAGCCTTCGCATCTCTGTCTGGCCTTCTCGGACTTTCCATTATGTATAGCTTTTGCATCTGGCAACTTGATCATGATTTCACCTCTCCGCCTGCTTCTCGTATTGCTCTTGCTGCCGCGTCTCTTGATATGGACAGATACATATCTGCGTTAACAGGGTCTGTCTCAAACGCAACCTGCATAACCCTGCCCTGTGGCAACTCCACCGGGCGCAAAATCTGAGCAGGTGGGGCTGTGTAGAGTTTAGAACCCTTCTCAGGTAGGTTGCCTAAAGGTTGTAAAAATGGTTGCTCCCCACCATCCACACCTAACGGCCACCAGGTGTTAACTTCAACAACAGGCTCAGCCGTCAGCGCTGCGAGTGCTGTTTCATAAATCAAAATAAGCTCAACTGCTTCGTTTTCAGGATTGCCAATAGACTTGTTCGCTGAAAGCCAGCGCTTAGTGTTTTTTATTCTGCGCTGAATATTACGAATCAGCGCCTGCACATCACCACCAACTGGATTGGGGGAATTAGTTGTCATGGTTAAACCTCCAGAGGTAGCTGGAAAGACATGCGATCACGTTTTTCACAGTAAATAAGTGAACCCGGCGAGTTATGAGACTCAATTCGCTCGACCAAAACTGATGCGCGTGTCTCTTTGGACGCTGGTGAGTAAGCGCCAGACCACGCTTTATCAATGCCTATATTTCGCGCTACGTTGGTGCTGTCCGCACTAGCCAGAGGTAACTTGGTGAAGATGAGCGGATTCAGCATGCGCAGGCCATGAAGCTTCGCCACTGGCTGGCCCTTTGCGTCTGTCACATGCCTGATTAAATCCTTCATACGAGACACGGCCAGATTAGGGCGCTTAACGTCATACTCACCACAACTACCAATCGCAACGCGCGGATACTCATTGCAGAGTCAGATAAAGCGATCATCGCTCTCGTTCATGTGCCAGACCGGAACGCCGTAGAAATCACCATGCGGCCACTCATCAAGCAGCGCTTCATTTTCATCCTCACCACCATCAATAACATCTGGAATAATTGCGAAATCGAAGCCAGGGTGATTTTTCCAGACGGCTACGAAATCGTAATAGTCCTGCCAGTCGATTTTGTTTTTGCCAGCTGCTTTCCACGCAGTAAATGCACCGTTATCTAACGCAAAAGACTGACAGACCTCAGACGCCAGATTTATCTGGCCGCTGTGCGCGAAAGATATAAAAGCGTGCCGTCCGCGCCACGCCTTCAACGCAGCCACGTCTGGTGTAATTGGACCACCGTGGTAGTGGATCATATCAACCCGCCTTATCCGCAGTGTCATGGGTGCCGGAACGGAGCTGCTCGGCGATCTGGTCACAGATGTGAGTTAGGCTAACGAGCGAAATTGCAGGGTGAGATTTTACCAGGTCCACACCTTCCGCCCGCACAGAGTTCAGATAAGTGTCGGTGGCTGGCGCTCGCTTGCGTAACAACTCAAGCGCCTCACTATGCGTCAGGAAGCCGTTAGAACCGCCGTTGCTGATCATGTTGCTGTCGAACCAGGATTGAAGGCCGGCAGGATTCATTTCATCTGGAATTTCAACGATCGCCTCGTCTGTTGTGCCTTCCAGCCATTCTTTGGCACCCGAAATATCACCCTGCGACACACACAGCAGAGCGGCCTGCGCTCCCATCATGGTTTTATGCAACATCCACGATGTATTGAGTTCACTCGCGGCGCTGCGAAGATTGGTATCGCTCTCCGCCGCCATCGCATCCAGCCTCTGCTGCAACTCATCACCACGGATGATCGAGCACTCCAGTCGGTTAGCCAGTTCACGCAGTAATTCAGTGGCCGGCGATTCGAAGTTGGCAGCTATGCCGTGAGCAATAGCGATTAACTCACTACCGCTTTTCGAGTTAACATCACTTAACTTGTTATTTTCCATAAACATTTTTCACCTCAGACCGTTATAAGAAATCACGTTTTTGTCACTTAACACGCTTTTTACTGCTCTGGTTAACCTGTTTAAAACTCTTCTACGTCCCAGCCCGTCGCCCTGGGTTTTGGGTAAACGGCTTTGAAAACGAACGGGTACGCGTCTGCGGCGACCTTCATTTTCACCCGGGCGTCATCACTGAAAATCCGCTTTGAGCCTTTCACGTCGTGCATTTCAAGCTGGCCACTGGCGTACATCACGGCGAAATCCACGGTGATAAAGCAGTTTTCAGCGAGGCGCAGCTTTATCCCTTCGAAGCGGTACCAGACGACTTGCCCGGCGCGCTTGAGCAACTCCAGGTGGTTTGCGTAGGCGCTTTCGGTCTTGTTCATCTGGCCGGTCTTGAGTCGACCGAGCGCATGTAATCGTTTATGCATCGTGTTACCTATCTGGTTACTATTACCAATTTGGTAATAACTGGCAAGTAAAAAAATGCGCACTTTTGCGCTTTCTTCGTATGCCTCTAAAACGCGCTGTAATGCATTCTGAGACGTTTTTAAAACTCATAACCCGTTTGTACGTTGTTACCCTTTTCGATTGAATCTGGTTGCGCTGGCGAAGGATTTATTACCATTTCAGTAATTATTTATCCCATGACTACGTTTTAAGGCCCATTGCTTTACGCCTTTTGTATTCCTCAAGCAGCCATTGCGCCGGGGTGACACTGCCCATATGCGCCGCGTTCGGCATGTACTGGTATTCGTAATCCTTTGGCGACGGTTTATGCGCTGCTGCCATGGGTTTGGATTCAATCATCTGCACCGGATCGGGCACCTGTTCACCTGCTGCCAACTTCTTCGACCAGTCGTTAAGCTTGCGGGTGATGAACGTTTCAATCTCTGATTCCGTCAGGCAGCGCTGGATCATCGCCTGGCGGGCATCAGTGATAACCCAGTACAGAACCGGCTTTGACCAGTTGAATTGCTCGGGCGACTTAGCCAGGCCGCGGTCCCGGTTGTAACGGTGAAACTCTGCCATGGCTTCTTCTGTGGTGACACCCAGTACCGTTGAACTGTCTTTGCACCAGGAAACAAACTGACCGGGTGATGGCCAGAACGGCGAGGTGCTGGCACGGGCATGTCGCATACCTGCTGACAACTGCTCAAGCGTACGGATCCCGCCTTCGGCAAAAGCCGCCGTCCACTGACGCTTAGCGGCCGTTTCATGCGCTTCACTTTTCAGTGCTGTCTGTTCCGCAGCTGGAAATACAAGCTTGAGCTGGTTAAACAGTTTATCGACCAATCGTGCTGCCTCCAGATTGATCACATTGTTTGAAGCTGGCTGCTCTTTCCCCGCCATGCGGGCTAGCAACAGACCATCACGATTTTGGATAGCTTCATAGATTTCATTTTTCATATAAATTCCTTCCACCCTTCAGGGCTGTTCCAGTGTGGTACTGATTCAGGTTCTCTTGCTTTTTTGGCTCTGATTGTCACCAGGTTCCGGGATAACTTCTGCTCCCACTGCGTTTGATGAAATGCTTTACCTTCGGCCTGCCAGTAAGAAACGAATCCCGCAATCTCTTCAGGCGTTGGCGGATTATCAAGTCGACAACCCCACACCGCTGACAAACGCGTGAAATCAGGTGACGGCTGCCATCCTTCAAACATTGTGAATTTTCCAACAACCAGCGATCCGGATGAAGGAGGAACGTGGTTATCGATTATCGCGTTTACGGATTGTGTCGACGGTTTTGAAATTTCTTCGCGCGCACTATGTGGGGTTTCGTTCCCTTCCCTGATCCCTGATCCCTGATCCATTCCCAATGGTAGCTCTACCGTAGTGCTACCGGACTCGTACGGTATAAGCTCCAGACCCTTGATTTTGCTAGGTCGGGGCTTATTTACGACCTGGTGGCGAGCGAAATTACAGATGTGACCAAATTGCTTGTTATCGGACGTGGAATACATAGCGATGTAACCACAGTTGGAAAGCTCCTGTATCAGTACCGGAATGCTACGTGACGGCTCACGAATAGGAAAAATCGCCGCACGGATGAGTTTGGGATTCGCATTGAAATACCCTTCATCGTCGGCATAGTTGAGCAGACCGATCGCCAGTAAACAGGCTGGCTCTGACAGCTCTGACATGTCCTCATCAGTCCAGAATTCGGGTTTGATAGTCCTGATTCGAGCCATCAGATCACCTCCTGCGCTGCCTTAAGCAATTCGGAGATTTCCCGACGACGACGATAGACGCGCTCAACATTGCACTGGACGCACTCGCCGCTTATCGTCCACCGCTCACTTTTGTGGCCTTTTTTGCATAGTTTGCCGGTGTAATACTTGTTAAGCCCCTGACGCGCAGCTTCAAGCTGAGTAATGATTCTCATGAATAGCCTCGAAAATCTGTTATTTGTTCTTGGCTATTTTCATTTTATTTTCAGCTTAATCAACCACTATTTGCATATTTGGTAACGATCGGTTGTTTTATAAGGGAATTTAGGCAGTTGCAGATATGAAAAAACCGCCATAAAGGCGGCTTTAAAGCGTGGCGGGTAACAGGTCAGGCAGCAGAGTAGAAGAAGGATAACAGCCTTTCAGTGGTAATAGCCGGATCGATTTTGGCGCAAGCTTTTTGTAACCCTGTCATGTAGTTACGCGTCGGAACGCGGCGAGCATAAACCAGATGAGTCCTGATGTAATGCGTTGTGGTACCAGCCTCTTTAGCCAGTTGCTTCTTTTCTTCAGTCGACAAACCCTGCCAGAACTCTTTGAAGTCAAACGGCTCCATATGGGCCTCCAGATAACGATTTCAATCATCGAATTGTTACCTATGCGGTAGCGTTTCGCAACACTAATTACCAATCTGGTGCATTTACCAGAAAGGTAACATCGGTTTAAATGCACTCAGTCATCATTAACCTAAATCTGAGCACCAGGAAAAAATGAAACCTATCTCCGGGATCCGTAAAGCGAATCTGATTTATTTGCTCGAAGCCCGATTTGAGGGAAATCAGACCAAAATGGCCCAAGCCCTGAACATGCTGCCAAACCTCATCAGCAGGTGGACGCGTGACAAACCTATGGGCAGCGCTGCAGCACGCAAGATTGAACGCCTGCTGAAGTTGGAAGATTACTGGCTCGACAATGACCGCGATAACGTCATGCCAGCCAATCCCGACGTAGAGATCCGTGAAGTCCTGGCAAACAACCTTCGCGTCTGGATGGATAAATCTGAGAGCCTGAGAACTCAGGGAAAACTGCACCAGGCCAGCGGCGTTACCCAGTCCACTATCGGGCGCGTTCTCAACCAGGAAATCGACCCGACAATCAGCACGGTGAATTCGATTGCCAAAGGTTTCGGGCGCCGCGGCTACGAGCTGCTTATCCCGGCACATGACGATCGCATGATTGACTATGACCGTGACGCCTATTCAAAGCTGGATGCCTCCGATAAAGAGAAGATCAGCAGCTTTGTGTCATTCGTTATCAGCCAGGCAAAAAGCACCAGCGATAACTGATCCATCCGCAAAACAGAATCAGCATACCGAACCCCCATCGCATCACCATCGCAGTAACTATTACCTTTTTGGTAATTTTTTCTCTCGTTAACGATTGACATCTTCAGCCAAGCGATTATTATTAGCCTCAATAGTTACCAATTTGGTAATTGACGCTCTTTAACAATCCGCAACGGGCATTCACAAACCTGAATCTGGCCGCCCACCAGATGGCAACGCTGACCCGTCGAACCGGAATGCTTGCCTGGAAAGTGACAGTGATTATTCCTCTTCCGGAGACAGCTATGCAATTAACTGATGAGAAGGGAGAGCCGTTCGTAATAGTCCGTATGGCATGTGGGTATCTCTGGCGAATGACCATCATCGAGCAGCGTTACACCCAGGTCGTAAACCGTGATCAGTTCCGAAAGATCGCCCACCAGGCTTATGGCCTGAAGGGTAATTTGTCGTGCAATCAACTATTACCAAAACGGTAATTCTGGATTCGATTATGAAATATCGTTACCAAAACGGGATGTTCATTTTCACCGCATGCGTGCTGGGCATTGAACAGCAGTTCAGCAGCTTTAAAGCCGGTGTTGAATGGGTATTCACACAAAAGATGGCCGCCAGCGTCGCGGCTGACATGGAGTAAAAAATATGTCTGAAGGCACTGAATTAGTCGTTATCAACATTTCCGACGAACAAGCCCCTGCGCTTTACGTCGAAAACGGTCTCGATCAGTACATCGAGAAAATCCGCCAGGCCGTGAACGAGACGCCTGACCTTAGCAGTAAAAAAGGCCGTGACCGAATCGCCTCTCTGGCTTCAAAGGTTTCCCGCAGCAAAACAGCTATTGAAAAGCCTGGGCGCGACTACCTTAAGCGCCTGAAAGAGCAACCCAAGGTTGTTGAAGCTGAGCTGCGCCGGTTCGTAACAGAGTGCGATCGCATACGTGATGAAACCCGCCAGCCTCTGACCGAGTGGGAAAACGCCGAAAAGGCACGCGTAGAAGCACTTCAAAAGCGTATTGCTGATCTGCGAGATCTGGCCGATGTCGTGGACGACGTTGGTAACTACCTGCCATCGCAGAGCATCAGCGATCGGCTTATCTCAGCCAAAGCTGTTGAGTTGGGAGACAGTTGGCAGGAACTGGCAACAGAGGCTGGCGTTGCTAAAGACGCAACTGTGCAAAAGCTTGAGGCCGCGCTGGCTGAATCTAAAAAGCGCGAAGACGCAGCGGCAGAGCTTGAAAGGCTGCGCCAGCAGCAGGCCGCTGAAGCACAGCGCCAGCGCGATGAGCAGTTAAAGCGCGAGGCGGCAGAAGAAGCAACTCGCATTGCAGAGCAGAAAGCAAAGGATGAGCGGGAAGCAGCAGAGCGGCGCGAGGCCGATTTAAAGGCCAAAGCTGAACAGGCAGAACGTGACCGCCTGGCAGCCATTGAGCGTTCAGAACGTGAAGCACGTGAGGCTCGAGAAAAGGCAGACCGTGAAAGACAGGAAGCTGTTGAAGCTGAACGCCAGCGCGCCGCAGCTGCTGAAGCAGCGAGAGTTGCTGAAGAAAAACGGCAGGCTGATGAAGTTGCCGCACGCGCCGCTGATAAAGAGCATCGCCGGGTAATCAACGCGCAGGCTGTTGCAGACCTTATTGCCGCTGGCATACCAGAAGATCAGGCAAAGGCGTGCATAACTGCAATCGTGCTGGGAAAAATCAGCGCCGTGTCAATTAACTACTGAGGTGCCTATGAGCGCTTATGCAGTCCACGAACGCATCGAGGAAGCGCGCTGGCAACAGCATGATGCGTCAGTAAAAAAAGACGAGTGGATCCGCGAGCGCGCGGAAACGCTTAAAGAACAGTGGCCGATAGGTATTGAAGAGATCCGCCACCCTTCCATAAACCACGCCATGGCTGGTCTGAACCTTGAAGCAGCTCAGGATGCATACGCAGAGATGGTCGACAAAATCTGCATTGCACAGGCTGAACTCGACTGGCGAGACATGGAGTGGCTTGGCGAGGACTGGACGCCATGACTGCTAACCCCGAAATCTCATTAGCCCCGAATGATCCGGGGCTTTATTTTGACATCAGCAACGAGGCATATCACTCCGGCGCCGGTGTCAGCAAATCACAGCTGGACGATATCGCTATCAACCCGGCAGTTTACCAGTGGCGCAAACAGGCGCCGCAGGATGAAGAAAAATTGCATGCCCTCGATATGGGTACCGCGCTGCACTGCGTCCTGCTTGAGCCTGATGAATTCGATAAACGGTTCATCAAAGCGCCTCAGTTCAACCGTCGCACCAATGAGGGAAAGGCCGCAGAAGCCGAATTTCTCAAAGACTGCGCATTTACCGGTAAAACGGTTTTGGATCATGAGCAACACCGCAAACTAAAGCTGATGCAGGCCAGCGCCATGTCCCACCCGGCAGCGCGTTTCTTCCTGGAAGCAGATGGTCACTGCGAAGCGTCCATTTACTGGGATGACGAGCAGACCGGCGAACTTTGCCGGATCCGCCCTGACCGTTTCCTGAAACAACAGCCGGTAATCGTGGACGTGAAGAAAGTGGCAGACATGGACCGCTTTACGCGTCACGTCGAGGAATTCCGGTATCACGTGCAGGACGCCATGTATCGAGATGGCTTCTATCAGCACTTCAACGAATACCCGCAGTTTGTCTTTATCGCCGTCAGCGAGTCGATCGACTGCGGCCGCTATCCGGTCCGGGTTTTTCAGCTCGAGCAGGAAGATGTTGCCGTGGGCCACGAACTTTACCGCCGTGACCTTCAAACCTATCACCAGTGCCGCCTGACAAATTCATGGGGCGGCGTTGAATCTCTTTCACGCCCGGCATGGGCGCGCAAAAAGGACAATCAGGCATGAGCACTAACTTAGTAAGCAACGCAACAACCAGTACCGCAGCCACCATCTTCAACCCGCAAAGCCTGATGCAGTTACAGCAGTTTGCTCAGGTTATGTCTGAGGGTGTTGTCGCCATTCCTCAGCACCTTCGCGGTAAGCCGGCAGACTGCCTGGCAGTGACAATGCAGGCCGCACAGTGGGGCATGAACCCTTACGCAGTGGCGCAGAAAACGCACATCGTTAACGGCGCGCTGGGGTATGAGGCGCAACTGGTCAATGCCGTGGTGTCATCTTCCGCCCTACTGTCGAGCCGCATTGATTACAGCTGGTCAGGTGACTGGACAAAATGCAGCGGGAAAAATGATAAGTCGTCAGATCTGACCGTCACTGTTTCAGCTGTGCTTAAAGGTGAGTCCGAGCCGCGCGAGCTGACTATCAGCATGGCGCAGGCCGGTGTCCGTAACTCGCCATTATGGGAGCAAGACCCGAAACAGCAGCTTGCTTATCTCTGCACTAAGCGCTGGGCGCGCCTGCACGCTCCTGACGTTCTGTTAGGTGTTTACACCCCGGATGAGCTCGACGATACCCCACGCGGCGAGCGCGATATAACCCCGCGCACCACCGCTAACCTGAACAACATGATCGGTAATACCAGCCTGGCATCAGGTGCTACAGCGGAGACCGGGGAAGATGCAGATTTAGTTCACCTGCTATCCGCACTTGTAGACGGGATTGATTCTGTTGAATCCGCAGAGGTGACGGGCAATAAAATTACTGAGCATAAAGATAATCTCACAGAATCAACATTCCGTTCTCTGCGCGCTCGGGCTGTGAAAGCTTACAAACATCACGATGCCCGCCGCCAGATTGAAGCTGCGATCAACAGCCTGGACGCCAGCGCGCCCGATGCGAAAGAAACCTTCCTGAAAGTTGAAGCAGACCTGCAGCGCCTAAAAGGGCAGTTGGGCGATGAGTTGCATGAGGGCTTCTCAATCACCCTGGCTGACATGAAAGCCGAATACGTTTAACCAACACCAGTGAAAACCTATGGGCGCCGCAGAGCGCCCTTTTCTTTGGAGAAAGAATTATGAAAGGTGCAATCCGCAAGGACCAGTTGCTGAAGAAGGTGCCACTATCCGAGTACACCATCAACCAGATGGAAGCTAAAGGCGAGTTTCCCAAGCGTTTCCCGTTAACCAACCGCACTGTTGCCTGGAACGAGGACGAAGTAGAGGCATGGCTTGATGAGCGGCAGCGTAACGCGGCATCCGCCGTGCGTGACCCGTCACTGGCCGCGAAGTTTGAAGCCAATCCCAATCACCAGAAACAGCGCGGCATGATGCGCATGGCAGGTTAACCATGACAGCCAAAGAATTGATTTACGCTTTCCTCAAAGAGAGAGGATCAGCGCGCTCCGTCGATATACATGCTCACCTTGAAAAGCAGGGTTTACGCCGTGACAGTTCTATGTGCGCACTGAGCAAGTTGTATAAAGCCGGAATAGTTTTCCGGCATCAACATGGCCGCGATTTTATCTGCTGGCTGAGTGATGCCAGTCAGGATTTTGAAATCAGTGAGATTAACCGCCGCCTTAGTAATGCCAACCGCCGGCTGACTCCATGCAACAGCGTAAACATCATTTTCGATGAGTGCCGCAAGACCAGCCACATCTATCAGATGGACAAGCTGCTGCGCGAGGTGCGGGCATGAACATAGCTGATTACGGCGGCAGCACCACGCCGCCAGAGCATCGTGACAGTTGGCGCACACCGCCAGAACTGTTTGCCGGTATCAATGCTGAGTTCCGTTTTTGTGGTGACGTGGCAGCCAGCGCAGATAATGCGCTTCACCATTGTTATCTGACTGAGAAACAGAATGCACTAAAGGCTGACTGGATAAAGCATTTCGGTGGCGGCTTCGTGTGGTGTAACCCACCTTATTCCAGCATCACGCCGTGGGTTGAAAAAGCAAATCAGGAGTGCATTAACGGTATTGGCACAGTAATGCTTGTTCCGGCAGATACGTCGGTGGGATGGTTTAATCTGGCGCGGCAGGCATGCACTGAGGTCAGATTTATCACCGGCGGCCGTCTTTCATTTATCCGCGCTGACACAGGTAAGCCGGTGAATGGAAATAACAAAGGCTCGATGCTTATCATATGGAACCCTTACCGCCCCGCAGCTGGCCACACTGGTTATGTGGATCGTGACGCATTGATGAATACAGGGCGCTCTATAATTGGCGAACGTGGGGAGGCAGCATGATTTTGATTACGCTATATCTGATTGTTGCCGCCTACCTTCTGGGCCGACTCGAAAACCCGCCGCACTCTCTCGCATCATTCTGGATCTGCATTTTCTGGCTTCCGGCGGGGCTGGTTTACCTGTCTGCCACCCTGGCAGATAAAACGCTTGGCGATCACCCTGACCGCTGA